CACGACAATGTTGCCGTTTGAAAGCACAGCGACTCCAGACGGGTTGTAGAAGCTCGCGTCTGCGCCTGTGCCATTGGCAAAGGCGCCAGTGCCGCTGCCGGCGAGCGTCGTGACGACGCCAAGGGGCGTCACGAGGCGGATGCGGTGGTTGCTCGTGTCAGCCACGACAATGTTGCCGGTCGAGGTGACAGCGACTCCGAACGGGAAGTTGAAGCTCGCGCCCGCTCCTGTGCCGTTGGCAAAGGCGCCAGTGCCGCTGCCCGCGAGCGTGGTGACGACGCCGAGGGGCGTCACGAGCCGGATGCGGTGGTTCAAATAGTCGGCCACAACAATGTCGCCGGTCGAGGTGACAGCAACTCCAGTCGGGAGGTTGAAGCTCGCGCCCGCTCCTGTGCCGTTGGCAAATGCGCCAGTGCCGCTGCCCGCGAGTGTGGTGACTACGCCGGCAGGTGTCACGAGGCGGATACGACTGTTTGCGTGGTCAGCCACGACAATGGTCCCGTTTGAAAGCACAGCGACTCCGAACGGGTTGCTGAAGCTCGCACCCGCACCCGTGCCGTCGGCGAAACCTTGGCTGCTTCCTGCGAGCGTAGAAACGATGCCTAGAAGCACTCTAGCCACCACAGCAGCCACCGTAGTCGGTCGCGGTGTCACTCCATTAATGATCACCGCACTTGTCGTGGGCGATGCCAATGCACCCACCTGCGACGTGCGGACAACAGCGCCTAACCCAGGTAGGGCAACAGGAACGCCGCCTGATTTGGAGACCTTAGCACTACGTCCAGGTGCAACATACTGTGCAGCGGCCTTGACGAAGGATGTAAAATCGGATCCCGACGGGCGCAGAACGGGCATTGTTACTCTAAGACTACATAAATCCACGATTAGACTAAATAGGTCGTAGTCGCAGTATTGGCTGGAACACAGCACAGAGACGTAAAAGTTCTTCCAAGTATAGGGGGACCAACTGTGCTGATACCAACACCCGCAACAAACATATCATATCGGTCCGACTTATTGGCGAGCACACCAATGTACTGAGTGTTCGTCCTGCGCTTCAGGGGAGGAGGAGCTACCGCCAGTGACTTGGCAATGATCTGGCGCTTCAGTTGCGTCAGGTAATCTTGGGCTGAGTTGACTTGCATCTTTGTATAGGGTGGAGAAACTACGCAAGAACAATCACAAGTCCGTTGCCACCGAATCCTTGTACAACTGACCCCGCAGCCACACCCGTAATATACCCTGGAACCAACGTTCCCGGTGGCGTGGGCCCACCAACTCCATTTGCGCCCGTTGCGTTCGTGAGAAGAGCAGTGTATGAGGAGCCTCCGCCGCCGCCACCAGGGTTGAAAGAAGTTGCACCACCACTGCCGCCACCATAATAACCACCACCGCCACCACCGCAATTCGGCTCTCCACTTGTTCCGCCGAGTAGAACAGTTCCAGCAACGCCACCTGACCCGCCGCCGCCCGCGCCGCCCGCTGACTGGGACGCGCCGTAGCCAAATGTGTCGTTATTGGCGGAGCCACCATTACCAGCCGTTCCCGTCCATGCTCCTGTACCTCCAGACTTTCCACCCCATGATGCGCTACCACCACCGCCACCCACGCATACGATATCCGCGTAGACCGTGGGAGATGAGAACGTAGCGGTACCAGTGGTCGATCTTGTTACCGTGAATGTGGTGGGCGTCGGGGTACCTGCTACGATATACGAACCATTGTAAGCAGTTGTGGTTGTGATACCTGTGATCGTGACTGCTTGACCCGCAACAAGTCCATGGGGGGCAATTGTTGTGTACGTAACGACAGATCCTGAACCACTGACCGCAGTTAACGTGGGAGTGAGACTCTGGACTGCAGATCGACCTCCGCCGCCACATACTCCACCGCCACTGGCACCGTTTCCACCGCCGCCAAAACTTACTGCGTTTCGTCCGCCCTCTCCAACTAAGATGTAATAGGTTACACCAGGTGTAATCGCAAACGTTCCAGTCAAGTAGGCCCCTGCGCCTCCAGTGTTACTGCCTCCCGAGAGGTTCGCACCACCACCTGCACCCCACATGAAGATGGTAGCAGTTGTTGCTCCGGCCGGGGCGAGATAGGGTTGAAGAGCTCCGGTAAAGGTGAAGGTTGTAGACACCGGTGTTCGTGTGGGTCCGCCGCCTGACGCAGACGGGGTCACTCCGTTGATGACCACCGCGCTCGTTGTGGGTGATGCTAATGCACCCACCTGTGATGTGCGGACAACAGCGCCTAATCCAGGTAGAGCAACGGGAACGCCGCCTGATTTGGAGGCCTTAGCACTACTTCCGGCCGGAACATACTGTGCTGCAGCCTTGACGAAGGATGTGAAATCAGATCCCGACGGGCGCAGAACGGGCATTGTTACTCTAGGACAAGATAAATCTAGAGAAACCGGTGATTATGTAGTGGTTAGACTTATTTGTCGAATTAAACCATTGTTTGCACCAGACGTCGTTAAGATGACATTACCGGCAGAATTTACCGCTATCCTTGATGGGTAGAAGAAACTCGCGCCCGTCCCCGTGCCATCTTGATTCGCAGCTGTATTGTTTCCGGCAATAGTTGTGACGACACCCGAATTTAGCGCATACGTTGATGTTCTGACAAGTCGTATACGCTGATTGGCACGATCCGGTACAACAATTGTTCCATCGGGGAGAACCGCACACTCGGCATATTCAGCATTGAAGCTTGCGGCCGCTCCCGTGCCGTCGGCAAAGCCGGGGGTGCCACTACCTGCGATCGTCGTTACAACACCGCCTGGATAGGTAACATAACGAATAGTTGGTCCGTCATTTACAATGAGGTTCCCGTTAGGGAGAGTTGCGATTCCCCATGGTCCACTGAAACTTGCACCCGTAGTAGTTCCATCTATAGATGCAGCTGTAACGTTACCGCCAGCAAAGAGTGTGACTGTCCCTGAACCCGCGTAGTTCGATATGGTGATAAGCCGAAGAGAGTGACGGCTACCACCAGCATCGCATACCATCAGATTTCCGTCTGGGAGCCGTGTAACACTGTTCGCATACCCGAATACCGCCGCCGCACCTGTTCCGTTAGTTTGTGTTCCACTCGTCGCACTTCCTGCGATAGTCGTGACGACGGCTCCGGGATACGTGACGTGGCGAATCGCCGCCTGCTCGGTTGTGATCAAGTTTCCATTAGGAAGGGCATGTATACTGAGTGGAATCTTAAACAAAGCACCTGAGCCTGTCCCGTCAGCGTAAGCCTGTCCCGGGGTACCAGCAAGGAATACTGCTGTAGTTCCTGGATAAGCAAATGTATAAATTGATGCGAGATTATAGTCAAAAACTGCTACCCTACCACCAGCAAGGAACTGTATTCCATTGGTACCAAAAAATCCGGATGAAATATATGTCGTCACCACGGCGAGATAGGTGACAACTGTATTTGTTACGGCGGCAACCACAGCTATAATAGACGGAATAGACAGAGTTGTGTTTGTGGGAGATGCCCGAATTGCGACGATGGATGCCTTGGCAATAGCACCTAATCCTGCAGGTGCCACCATCATACCACCCCCTGATTTGGAGACCTTAGCACTACGTCCGGCTGGAACATACTGCGCGGCGGCCTTGACGAAGGATGTGAAGTCCGACCCAGATGGGCGCAGGACCGGCATTATGGTTTACGGAGAGAAAAGACTATCAACATAATGCGGTTCGTTCTTATCAGCACGCACGTAGATCAAACGACGGGGTATTCCAAGGTCGTCTTCAATCTCCTCAAGCAGCTTGCAAAGCTGGCTCCAGCGGTCAAGACCTATCATTTTGGGTTTCAGCGTCACCCGTCTCGTGGAAACATTCGCACGGTGCCGTCAGGTGTCGTTGCCTACGATGCAGCTGCAAACGAGGATCCGAAGGAGGAGGGCTTTGGCTTCAACAAGATCCACGAGTACCTGGAGATGGTCAACCCCGATGTAGTCATGATCTACAATGATCCTCTGATTATCCACCGCTTTGTGGAGGCCATGAAGTACACCAAGGAGACGTCACCGTATAAGCTGTGGGTCTACGTGGATCAGGTGTACGAGGGAATTGCTCCTCAGCTGGCCGATACGATTCGCACGAATGCTCACCGTGTCTATTGCTTTACGCAGTATTGGACGGATGTCTTCAAGACATATGGTGAGTTTCCCGATGTGCGCACACTGGAGAATGCGGTGGATACGACCATGTTTTCCAAGCTTCCTGATGGAGTCCGAACCACCATTCGGGCGACCATGAGTCTGCCGTTCAATGCCGTTCTCATGGTGAATGCAAACCGCAACAGCCAACGGAAGCGTCACGATCTTGCCGTCATGGGATTTGTGGAGCTTCTTGCTCGTGATCCTACGAAACCGTACTACTTCATGATTGTTACGGGTCTCAATGCTCAGCAGGGAGCCTATTACGACATTAGCCGAATCTTCACGACAGAGCTCCAGCGTCGTGGACTCAAACCCGAAGACTTTGTCAAGCGGCTCATGCTGGTGGATACGTCCGCAAAGCCCGTGCCTGATTCCGCCATTAACGAGATTTACAATGCTGCGGACATTGGCGTGAACACCTCCGATGGAGAGGGGTTCGGGCTTTGTCAGATTGAGCACCTGTATACGGGTGCACCGCAGATTGTGACGGACATTGGAACCTACCGT